CAGACACGCCTTTGCCTACCGAAATGTCCACGCCGACTCGGTTCAAACTGGTGTCCGTACCGTTGGCAAAGATGCCGACTTCCAAACCGATCAGGCCAGCCGTAGGGTTGGCGACTTGGGTAAAGTCACGCGCCTCAGACACGATGCCCCATGTCGGGCCAGTGCTGCGCTTGTTGCCTTGGCCGTACAGCGCTACGTTCTCGCCAGCGGCTGAGTAGTTGTCCACGATGCCAACAATCGTCCACTCAAATGATGTCTCAGTTGCGCCTGTGATGGTGCGTGCCCAAATGTTGGGATTGACGTAGCCGCTGGTGCCGCCTGCAACAGCCGTGGCGTCGCGCAGCGTGTTGATGGGTGCCTTGGTGTTGCCGTCCAGCGATCCGGCAGTGGGCGATGTGCCGTCGATCTGCTGAAGGCGGGCGTTGACAGTGGTTGCCACGCCGGTGTCAGCGGGCGTGTAGCCAATCAGCGTAGCGCCGTCTGACGCAGCCAGCACGGCCAGCGTAGGGCCGTTGGGGCCGTTCACGTTATCCGATGTCCAAATCTCCACATCGTCGGAGTCCTTGAGCACCATGAAGTAACGGTTAGCACCGCACCACACCGCCGCCTCGCCCCGGCTGTTCAAGATCACCGGGTTGGTGTTGGCCGTACCGCCGTTGTAGTCGGTGTACGTGGCCTGCGGGGTGGTCGTGCCAGCCGCGTAGGTGAACAGCTTGCCGCCCACCAACGGGTTACCGTTGGCGTCGAAGAACTGCATTACTGGGTTGGGAATGAGCGTAGTAGGCATGATCGTGTTCCTGGTTATCTGGCGAGGGCGTTTTTGTTGGGACTTGTAGGAGCCAACTGGTTTGGTTGTTGCAATGCTTTTTCAAGCTGCTTAGAAACTGCGCGAGTTCTTGCCATTTCAGCAGCCGTAGCAGCGCCAGGAAACCGTAACCTTTGCAAAGTTTCCAAGCCACGAAGCACAGCGCCAGAAGTGTTGCTGTAATTGACAGCGCCAGGCTCTTTGACTACCACATCTTTGATGGCGTCTCGCAAATCCATGATCTGATCACGGCCAGACTTACCAAACATGTAAGTCAACTTATCTTCTGAATCCAGCCGGGTCACCAGCGTGTTCAGGTTTTTGAACGACATTTGATCACCTTTGGTAAGCATGTCTTTCATTTGTTGAATTGTTTGGCCTTGAAGTTCTGCGTAAGCCTGACGGCCTTCTGGACCAGATTTTTTGAGCAACGTGGTGACTGTTCTCATTTCTTCCAACGATCCGTCTAACACCACATGCTTAAACACATCATCTAGTGCCACCCGACGATCTGCGTAGCCAGCCTTGGTGGTAAGCAATTTGTCCACACGGCTAACGTCCTCAAACTCTTTTGCCAGTTGTTTGCGTGCCGAACGGGCGGCTTGGTACAACTCGCCGCCAGCGCCTTCACCCATCTGGGTGATGATCTGTTTTAAATCTTTTGCATTTGCCGAGTTTTGGACTTTGCCAATTTGCTGGTAAATGTCTTCCAACGCACGCACAGTGATGGTGCCGGTTTTGCCGGGGTCATTCATAGCCAAAGATTCGGCCACAGAATCCAAAATAGGGTCTAGCTTTTGACGTTGTGTTGGCGTTTTGCTGTTGATAAAGTCCAACAAACCTTGATAAGACACTGGCTGCAATGTTTCGCCAGAGTTGTCTGCCTTGTTGTACAACTCTTTGTACGTGTTGTACTTTCTGGTGTACTCGTCGTTTAAAGCCTTGTCAACAATCTTGCCCACTTGGCGCATTTGTGTTGGATCCGCAACTTCAGCGCCGACCTCATTGGTCATGCGCTCAAAGTTGTTGACAATTGCTTGTCTCTGATTGGCCTTGAAACCACCCATTTGTTCTGCCAACTTGGTTTTAGCATCTTCAGAAATGCCAGTAATGACACCTCGCTGAACCTCAGACTCAAATTGCTGTTGCGCTAAATTCTTGGTGCGTTCACCAGCCGTGGCGGGAATGCCAAGCCGTGCCAAGCGTTCTTCACGCATCATTTGCTCTGCCGTACTAGCAGCGCCCATGCCTTGCATCTGAGGCTGCTGTGGCGTTGGCAATACTCTGACCAAAGCGTTTTGCACGGGTGGCGCTATTTGACCAGCCATTTGACGAGCAGCCGCGCCAGTCTGTTGCATAGCAGGGCCGGCCAAGGCGTTAAGGCTTGTGCCCACCGAACCAAGTGTTGGTGGCAATGCCGCAGTCAATGGCTGAAAAAATTCACCAACAGCGCCCAAGGCTTGTTGAGCAGTTTGTGTGCGCGGCTGGTATTGCACAGCTTTCATTGCCTCTTGGCCTGCTTGCACGCCTGCTTGCGTGCCAAACTTGCCGCTGGTCAAAGATCCAACAACGCCAGCAATTGGTGCAATTACAGCGCCGCCCAAAGTGGCACCAAGCGCCAGCGGTGTTTCTATGATGCCAGCGATGCGGTCACGCATGGAAATTTCTTTGGGCTGTTGCGGCAAAGTAATGTTGCCCTCGCCACCGGGGATCATTGCTGACGCACCTAGCCCAATGGTCTTGTAAAAGTCCATCTTGGGAATCTGGCTATAAAACTTCTGATGCAGCGAGTCAGCCAGCTTTACATCTGGCACGGCATCGTACTGCGGATACTGAGCGCGAAACTCTGCAAGTGTTGCCATTACTATTTGCCTCCAAAAAGGTCTAATGGATCATTTTCGTTTGCACCAGATTTGTTAATGTAACTTTGACCTTGTTTAGTTGTTGAAATTTTCATGCCTTCAATAGCGCGTTGTCTAGCTTGTGCTTTTTGTTTTACAACGGCTTTATCTTCTCCAACTAAAGGAAAATATTCTTTAATTGTGTTTGAAACTTCACTTGGACCAAATGCAGCACCAGATGTTGCTCTTAAGTAAGCTGTTGCAAATGCAACTTGGGCTTGCCCTAATTTTTGCTGGTTAACATCTGGCCCCAAAAGTGACGTAGGGTCTTGTCTAAAAATAGATTCAATTGCACTTGCAGCGTTTTCACCTGTGCCAAGAAATTGAGGGCTTAATTTAGCAAGACCTTGCAATACAGAAACAGCAACTGGTGCAGTTGTTGTGCCATCTTTTTCAACTTTAGAAATTACGTTGTTTGCTTGGTTCATAGCTGCACCAAACATAGCTGATTTGCTTTGAGCTTCAGTCATTGCTGTGCCCTTGCCAATCAATTGACGAGGGCCACTAGCAAGAGGTGCCGCTGGGGTCGCAACAGCAGGCGCTGCTTTATCTAATACGCTAGTCATGCCTGGTATTGCTGGCGTAACAGCACCTACTGGTGCAACTCTTGGGCCGGGCATACCTGCGCCCGGTGTTGCAGCAACTGGGGCACCATCGCCTCCGATAGTGACAGGAAACGCTTGCAAAGTGCGTTTGTTAACACCAACAATTGAACCGTCTTCAGCTTCTTTAAGTTCAAAACCGGGGTTGGCTTTTTCCCATGCAAATTTGTCTTTATCAAAAGCCAACCGCGCTTGCGCTGTACGGTCGCCAATGGTTGCAGTCTTTGCAATTGGTGCCATGCCCTGAACCGGCAAACCGTAACCTGGCATCATGGGGTTGTTTTGTATTGGAATAATTTGACCGCCTGCTTCTTGACGCGCAATGTTTGGCAGCATAAAACTAAGTTTGTCTTTGGCGTCTACAATTCCCATGATTTTTTCAACCCGATACGCCCGGTATTCTTCAGGAGTTGTCATTCTTTGCAACTTCTGAATTTCTGCCGTGGCTGACCTCATGTCAAACACGCCGTCTTTGGCACCTTTAGTCAATTCAGCAATTGCTGCTTGGGGGTCCGGCGCAGACCCAACAGCGTTCCAACTAAAATCTAGTTTTTTCTTTTGCGTTGTAAACGCTCGTTCATCTATTTGCGATTGAATGTTTTTTTGTGTATACGCGCCGGTTGCAATGTCTTGCTCTAGCTTTCTTTTTGTAAGATCAGCAGCTTCAAGTTCACGGCGAGTTTTTTCAATTCCGGGAATTTGCGAAGCGCCTCCACCTTTCGCCAAAAGTCCAGTCAATTTGTTGTAATTGATTGCGCCTGTTGTCGGGTCAACGGATTGACCATAAGCGTCAGCCAACGCATTTTGAGTTGCTTCAGCGCGTTGCGCTGCGCCAAGCTGGTACTGCGCCAACTCTTGTGCTTGGCGACCGCCTTGAATCTGCTGAATCTGGGCAAACTGAGCCAAAGCGTTCGGAGCCTGAATGTCAGGCTGGCGAAAGCTCATTGCAATGTTGGGATTGACGAGTGCCATGATTAGTCCTTACGCGCTAGTGCCATACTCAAACCGGCCATATGGGTCTTGATACCCACCGCCACCACCGCCACCGCCGTAACCAGCGCCGCTGTTTCGGTTAGCCAGCGCCTGCTGCAACAGCGAGTTGGTGGCTTGGTTCTGCTGGTAACCCATGTACTGGCCGATGCCGCCACCAATGGCGTTGGCAGCGCCCATGTAACCAGACGCACGGGCTTGAGCACCAGCGCCCAGCGCCTCGCCCATGCCAGACGCATAATTTTGACCGGCTGCACCAAGCTGGTTGACTGAGGTTTGACCGACACCGGCCAACGACTGCAACGGGTTCAACCTTGCGCTTCGCTCAGTCTGGTAACGGTTGAATGCGTTTTGGTATTCTTGCGAGGCAAGCCCTTGGCCGAACTGCTGCAAGGCACCGCCAGTGTTGCCGCTGATCAGGCCACCACGAGCCGCAGCGCTGCGCTCCAGCGCCTTCTGGCCTTGATCAAATCGGAATCCGTAGCCAGGATCGGCTTGGAACTGAGCCATTCCAAACGGCGTGTACTCGGACGCAGCTTCCAGCTTGTTCAGCGCCCGCACGCCCGCTTCGCGGAACGGCGCTTGCAGTTCCATCTGGCGATCAAATTGTTCGCGCTGAAGGTCTGCGGCTTGGCCTGCGGCGCGAGATTGCGCTTTACCTGCACTTCTAGACGACGCTGCGCCAATGGCGGCGCTGCCCAAAATTGCTGCTGCGGTTCCTATTGCCATGATGTAACCTCTTTGATAAATGTGCGCTCCATTGGCGTAAACCCTGCGCGGGCATATAGATTTTCCATCTTTTTGGCCCGGCTGTCTTCCAACGCGATCATAAAAATGGCCGACGCTTTGTGCTCGTCAGCCCAACTTTCAATTTGTTTGAACATTTTACCGCCTGCGCCGCTGCCCCGCGACTTCGGCGTTAGCCACCACCACAGCTCTTGCACGACTGTGGCTGACGGGTTGAAATACAGCGGGTAAGCCAACGCCCCCGCTATGCCTACAATTTCACCTTCAATCTCAGCCAGCCATACGCCAATTTTGTCGTTCTGCAATGCGTTCAAATAAAACTGCGAGTAGCCTTCAGGGTCAAAATCAATTGTTCCGTGCATGGGCGACGCCATGTGAAATGATTTTGCCAGCACTGCGTACTGCGGCAAATCGGCTTCTGTGGCGTTACGAATAATCATCTTGAAATCGCCGTGATGGTGGGCGTGCCCGAATACGTGATGGTCAGCGCGTCACCGGGGGACAAACCAAACATACCGTAGTATGAACCTGTGTTGAATTTTGGGCCAGTGCCGCGCTGGAACTCTACCTTACGCACACCGCCGCCGCTGATCATTATGTCAATCGGGCGCTCTGTCGTGTTGCCGTACACCAAGGGCGAACCACTCAGCGGCACTGGTGCTGGAGCGCTTGGCGGCGTGTAATCAACATTCGACTCCAACAGCGCCAGCAAATACCGATACCACTCACGCGAGATCAAACCGGTTCGTTCGTCAAAGAACGGAACCCTGTTTGACGGAATGTTGGTGTTGGCGTTAAGCATTTGTCGGCGATACGATCAGTTCTGCGCCCATGATGGCGATCTTAACGGGGTCAGTACCCGACAGCTCGTACACCCGGTCACGCAGCTTCATGGTCATACCCAACCTGCGCCAGATCACCCGTTTGCCAGTCTGACCCGTTGTGCCCATGTCCTTGCCGTGGTAGTTGCTCCAAGTGTGCCCGCCATCATCGGACCAGCGCAGCAGCACCACGGGCTGGGGGTTGACCGAAACACCTGTCTCGTCAATCAGGAAGTCGTAGGACTCGGTAATGATGTCTTCCTCATCCTGAGTCACCAGAAACACCGGCTGGCTGACAGGCGGCAGCGTGAAGCCCACCTCGCAGTCAAGCTGCATAGAGTGCTGCGCTGTGCGCTTTAGGTTGTTCTGGCCGGTGGGCAGCGCCCGCCACGAGCGAATCCACTTCTGGATGCCGCCGTTGTCCGAGTAGACATCCAGATCAAATGCGTAGATGTTGGCGTTCTGGAAGTCACCAACCAGCACTTCGCCGTTGAACACGGCACGGCAGTTGGAGCGATGGCGAATGAACTGGTCGTTGGCCCAGCTACCGCGCTCATGCCACGCCTGTGTCGATGCGTCATACACCCATGTGGCGTTGGCCGATGGGAACGTCAGCACGTAGAAGGCGTGGCCCTCTTGCTGGTACGTGTAGGCAATCGCGTCCGAGATGACATCGTACTGTGCGATAGCGTACTCAACAGCGTGCGTGGACACCCGTTGGCCGGTGTAGCCGTTGGCACGGTACACGATGCCCTTGCCTCGGGCGTCAGCGCCCAGCCAGAACAGCGAATTGTCCAGCTTGGCTACCGAGTACGTGGCAGCGCAGCCAATCTCGTTGAACGCGCCTTGGATGCGCTGGAATGGCACGCCTGGTGGCGGCAGACCTGCGTCATACCAAACCTCGACCGAGTTGCCGCCAAACAGCCACAGCTCGTTGTGGTCAGCGATCAGCGACACCAGCCCGTCAGGAGAACCTTCAGCGTTGGCAACGCTGGCACCGTCCAGCACCGTGCCGTCATAGGACTCGGTGACCCAGAACTTCTGGCTGTTGGGTTCGTTGAAAATAAAGTACCCGTCGATGAACGTGACTGTCTGCGCCCGTGGGAATGACGAGTTCTCGACATAGGTGTTGGCGACTGCGTTGTAGACGTAGCTTGGTCCGTTGGCTGCGATGAACAACTGGGTGCCGTTCATCGCCATCGACACGGGGCCGGTGTTGCCCACGATGCCAATGAACGTGGCGGCGTAGTTCTGGTCCACCTTGTACAGCTCGTTGCCGGACACCACGTACAGCCATTGGCCGTACTCCAGCATCCCCCGCACGGGGCCAGTGCCCACGGCGGTCACCAGACGCAGACCGGGCGCACGGTTCAAAAACGCCGGTTCCTTGCCACCCTCGGGCACAACCTCGGGAAACAAATTAATCATTTTGTTGTCAGCAGCATTTGTGCTGCGGGCAACGTACGAACTGCCCAATATAGGAGACTTCATGCTATACTACTCCTATGTTGAACATATGTTAAAAGACAAGCACCATGAAAATAACGCCCGAACACGTTCGAAATGTGCTTGATTATGATCCTGCAACCGGTATTTTTTGCTGGCGTAAAAAAGTTGCTCAGCGAGTGCATGTGGGGGATTATGCAGGCAGCAAGCACCATAGCGGGTATTTGAGCATATTTACTCTCGGTAAAAGTCATAGGGCGCATCGATTGGCATGGATGCACTATTACGGAGAGCAACCGCCAAAATTTGTTGACCACATAAACGGCAACCGATCTGACAATAGAATTGCAAACCTTCGGGCGGCTACTGCAACAATGAACGCCGAAAATAGACGCGGTGGGCAAAAAGGTTCTGCGTCTGGGTTGCTCGGTGTTGCTCGGAACGGAAACAATTGGCAAGCGTACATTCGCGTTCAAAAAAAGCCGACCTATCTCGGGACGTTTAAAACGCCTGAAGAAGCGCATCAAGCCTATCTGAGTGCAAAACGTATGTATCATGCTGCTTGTACAATATGAGTACTTAAGTCAATAATTTCCAGCAAAAATATTGAAGCGCTGGCGTGTCGCCACAATGGCGTATGGCAGCGACATCACATCGTCAGGGTTGTTGATGCGTTTCAGATTGCGCTTGCTGGTCATGGCGATGCGCTGCACCTGCGGGCTTGGCTCCAAGCCAAACTCCGGCGCGATCTCCATTGCCAAGTTGTACGTGAACGCCCGCAGGTAGCCTGGCGGGAACAACAGCACCGTTGCCAGCCCAGCCGGGTTGTCCAGTTTTTGCACGGACACAAAATGCCATTCCAAGTCCCGTGTGGGGCGTG